TTAATGTAATACGAACCGGGTTTACCAATCACCCGCTCACCGTCTTCTGACATCACTGCGTCATAGACTACCTTTAAAAATGGTACTTGAATTTCCCCTCCATCGACGCCTGAGTCGGCTAGAAGAGAATTGAATTTTTGCATGTCTACCGTTGTTAGGTCGTTCATTGTAACCTCTGCTCTTAATTGGACTTATATCTTACCTTAGTAGCTACCTTAAGTCAACGAAATTGGTTCCATTTCCATCCAGTTTTTGCCGCCTTCCATCTCTATATCCAAAGGTACTACCGGCTCATAATTAAACCGCTCTTTTATCTCTTGATTGATGTCTAGCATGGCCCACTTGATGGCATCTCGTACCAACTCTACTTCCCCGGGATAGCAATCTATGACCAAACTATCGTGTACGGTAAGTATCAGTTTTGATTTAAGATTTAGCTCTCTAAACTTTCTTAGAGCACGCACACACGCTAATGGAACGATCGTACCGGTTGCATGGCTTTGCACAGGAAAGTTAACAATTTGAGTAGCGTTCGTAACACGCCCGTTTGCAGTTCTTTTCACGTCTGGAAAATAAAACTCACGTCCACAAGGGATACGGACGATACCATTATCCAAAGCGCCATCCATTAAGGTCGTATGCCACTTCTTAAGGTCACGATATAGAGAAAAGTATTCCCTGAAGTAGGTTTTTACGTGCTCTTCCTCGTCAGCGCCCTGTCCTCCATACAAGGGCCCAAACGTGAATTTTTTACAGTCATTACGTTGCTGTTTAGTGACCTCCGATTCGGGGATCTGATAAACAATACTGGCAGTCTGCTTGTGGACATCCTTACCAGAGACAACATCGTTAATGATCTGATTATCCCGAGATAACTCGCCAGCAATTCTGAATTCTAACTGAGAGTAGTCAATTTCAGCTACGGTGCCGCCGGGGAACCTGCTTACAATAACCCTTCGTACTGGAAATTTTGCACCTTTAGGCAAGTTTTGGAAGTTAGGGTTACTAGAGCTCAAACGTCCTGTAGCAGTTACAGTCTGATTAAAGTTTGCGTGCAGGAACCCGCTAGAGCGTGTCCATGTGTCGATACCTTGAATAAAAGATGAAAGATATGAATTGATAGCGTTCATACGAGAGAACTTTTCGAGAAACTCTACCGCTAAATCGTTTTTCTTTCTCTTTGCTTGGGTAATCAGCCGCTGGATAGTGACCTTATCAACTTTAAAACCGTTAATAGATGCGTCCTTTGGGCCTTCGGGTACGAGTTTAAGCCCGGCAACCGTCTTTGTAGGCATATAAACGGCACCTTCGCCTTCGCAGGTCTTGCACTTAGGCTGGTTCTTCCACGGCGTACCGTCTTTTTTAACCTTGTACTGCTTTCCGCTGCCGGAACACACAGGACAACACTCAGCGACAGTTTTAAAGATCACTCGCGTGCAATCCTTTACTGCTCTTGCAAAGTTTATAGGTTTAAACAGCTCGTAAGGTGGGCGTAGAGGCTTACCCCGTCGATCCACACCGAGATTGAATGTCTGTTTATGACGTTCACGTTCTATAACCTCTCGAGAGTATACTATAGAGGTTAATGACACACCGCTGTTAAGGTTAAACGGAGTATCGCCCAGTACATGGCGTCCAATTTCCTCCAAGCGAGCCAATAACTGGTCACGCTCGTCAGTAAACTCCTGTCTAACCTCTTCGAGAGCATCTTTATCTATCTTGATGCCATTTAGCTCGATCTCGACTAAGAATTCGAGCATATCTCCCATGAGAATAAATATAGGACGTAATCCTTCATTCTCAGGAAGCTGCAACTCCTCGATTTGTTGCAGGTAAATCTCCGCACAAGATATCACGTCAGCTTCTGCGTATTCTATCACGGTATCTAGTGGCATTTTCTCAAAGCCGATACCGTTTTTGAAATAATCATCCACCAATTCGGATTTCTTATGCGTAACGCCTCGTTCTACTGCAATGTCGGCAAGCTTGAGAGACTTACGTTGACCTCTGGCATAGATATAATCTGCTACCATCGTGCAGTATATACGGCTGTGTATACGGAACCCCATTTCTAGGAGCCACATCACGTCGAACTTAGCGTTATGCGCCACAATCAGATCTGCCCGATCTAGATCCCTCTGCAACGCACCCCTCTCATCAGGCTGGGGCTTCTCTACATGGTGCCAGACACGCGTATTGACCGGCCCCATATGTCCTTGTTCAATGACCAGCCAGTGTGCGCTGACTGCTTTATTATCTGGGTTTAACGGACTGTTGTCTGTTTTATCTCCCAGCTTCTGAACCGTAGTTTCTAGATCGAGTACAACAATAACCGGACTACGGCTTAGCCATGTTGTGTTGTATAGATCAGTCCACATAGCGAGAGACCTCCGGCTGCAATTTGCAGACCACTGTCCCGTGCCATCCCGATAGTTTATTCTTACTAACTGTCAGGAAGCGTGTGTTGTCAGGCTCGTCGCTATCTAAACTTCCACTCTGCTTGGCTGCTCCCACAATCAGATCGGCCTCCGCGGCCTTCCCAATCTTGCTGCCTTCCATCATGGTATAGTTAAGACGTGTTTTATGTTCTGCATCCGCTGAGGCTTGGCTTACACTGAATACTGCGCAGTCATATTTCTTAGCAGTTTCACGTAGGCGTCTATACAGCTCCCGCAACCGCTCGTGTGATGCATTGAACTTACCATTGATTTGTACCTTATCACCTTGGTCTACCCATACGACATCTGGCTGTGTCTTTTCGATGTATCTCTCGAGCTTGTCTAGGTCCCAGTCCTGTGTGGACATTACTGTAAGTTTGTCGCCTACACGTTCTCTATAAAGATGCTTACATGTCTCTGGATCTAGCAGTGCTTGTTCCTCGGTCATACCAGAAGCACACAGATACGCACGAGCGACAGTCTTTTTAGTGTCTTCCTCGTTGCCAAGAATAAGTACCTTAGCTCCTTGCTCTACAAAACCTCCCGGGCCCACAGAGAAAGACAGTACTGCACTCGTTTTACCCACCTCTGGATTGGCAAAGAATATTGCAAAGTCACGGCGCCCAATGCCGGGCACATGCTCATTCAAATGCTTCAGATTGAACTGGAAGCGGTTTTCCAAGCGGGTGTGCGCAAAGACCTCATCAAAGTCCTGCGTAGTTGCCGGCCCAAATTCATCATCTTCAGGATCGTGCTTCAGCAATTCGAACAAGCGATCCATCTCAGGAAGCACAGTCTTATTACCTTCCATCAGCTCTAAGCTTAATGAAGTCATGCGCTGGGCATTGGTCCGAAGGTATAATGTTTTGATTGCATCCGAGGCTACATCTGGTGCGATCTATTCAGCGTTATCGATCGAGGTGATCAACGCTTCCATATCAGCCTTCTCCGCGCGTGTAGCTACCGGGTTGCTGAGCTCCCACATAAGGTTAAGCTCTACGGTCGTTAAGTTGTGCTGATATTTTTCGTGGGCGTTTTTGACTACATCATATAATTCTCGGAAGTCTTCGCCAAAGATATCTCTTTTTATTCTGCTCTTATTCTGCTCGTAAAATTCATTATCGAGCAGGGATCTCAATAGTGATTTGTCTAACATAGTACCCCTACTACTCATCTTCTTAGGGTAACAATGTTAACATAGTACAGAAAAAAATAAAGCCCCCAAATTGGAGGCTCGATCATTTTATTTTATGGCAGCTTAGCTCGTTCGTATTTTGAGCTTTCTTAGGTCCGGTCGGCCATCGCCTCTCCGTTCCTTGATGTCACATTGATAGTACACCACTTTGTTGTTTCCACGCACAATGTTCTGCATGGCTTCTTCTAATCTCTTTTGTTCCTCAGCAGCATCCATGAACCCATTCGGCAGCTCATAATCCACTAGTATTAGCCCTCGTGCCTTCAAAGATCTTCTCCTCCAATATATGTCTCTCGACATGTTTCGGATCTTCCCCCAAGAAGACCACTCTACAATCAAGTCGGCCCTGCAATTCCGTGAGTATGCGCAGCGCTTTTTGACTTGCATCGCTATCTAAGGCAATTACTACATTAGTAAAGTTACCAAGTAACGACTTAATAGTGGAGTTTATACTGGTTCCTAGTAACGCACAACCAGAACATTTTGGCAACATACCGATATTACATGCCGAAGGTACGTCTTCTACAACTACAGCGGTAGTCCCAGATCCAACCTGAATCATAGGTGAGATCTCTCCATATACTTTCCATTTAGGCTTTTCCCCACGTAAGGAGCGTCCAGTAGCACCCTTAAGATCACGCGTGTAAAATAGAACACGATCCTCTGCCGGAGCATACCGAACATTGATGAGCTGATTCTTGTACGCATCATACGCACCGTTGGCCCGGAGGTACTCAACAGCTCTCTCGTGATGATCAGGCTCTGACAGGACTGCAGGAAAGCTGATGATACGTCTTCTTAGAGTATCCTTCTCCGAGCTCTGTAGGCGGCGTCTGACAGCCTCTGCTGACATCGATGTACCCTTAGCTCCCCGGGCGCCACAAGATGCCTTGTAGCAGTTCCAGATTAGCTTGCCGTTGACGTTAGATATGGTGAATGTTTTCTTACCGTAACAGAACGGACAGTCGATACGTTTACTCTCACGTTCCCTCACTCGAATACCTGCAAGCAGGTCTCTTTGTTCTCGATTGGTAAATACCATATTAGCTCCCTGTACTAATGTAGTAGTTCTTAGCGTAGGACAGGACTAGTCTGCAAGTGTCTGTTTTTATTAATGTTATAAGACCCTGAAGGTCGCAGGTTCAAATCCTGCTCCCGCAACCAACTTACTGATTTTATTACATTATTTACGTTCACTTTTGTCTTGTCCTGTCCTTGTCCGTCTAGACTTAAAGTAGACAAGCTACTTACCTTTGTTCTTTGAGCTGTTAGCTGAATCACGTTCACTTGCTCGCTTACGCTCATCGTACGTCATAGGTCTGATTTTCTGATCATTCTCGTAACGGATATGGTCTTCGATAAAATCATAGACTGTCTGTATGTCCATAGATGCTGCAGCACAGTATAAAACCAGTTTAAGGCCCTCGTTTGCTAAGCTGGTCTGTGCTTGATCATCCACGACAACTGTAAATGTTGCACTACCATCGCCGTGCTCTTTGACTTCCTCTATGCCAATCATATCAGCCATCTTCATACATCCTTAGAGCTTCCCAGCTTACAGGGAAGAGGGACATCATTTGATCGTCGATGAGATCTGCAACGACACGAGTTTCCTCTTGCGTGTCAGGCTTACAGCGCAGTGAACACATCGCTGCAAAGGCGTCTAGGCTCCCGCTCCAATAAAATTCCGTGAAGGCTGCTTGTGGTAACCAGCCACGGGCCAGCTCAGGGGCGATCCCACGGTCTATCATTTCAAGGTATAGCTTCTTAGACTGCTCCATATGATCAGCCAGTACATGGTCAAAGCCATCATGCATCACAGCTTGGTTTGCGTTACCTGTGCTGCCTTGCTTTTTGTCCTCTGCTTTGTAGCGGAAAGGGTTAGGAAGGTAGAAAGTCGGTGGTTTATCTATATAGCGGCGGCTTTCGGTATTAACTCTCAGAAATTTATGCTTTTCCAGTTGGGCGTGAACATAAATAGGACAGCGCACATGGAATGAGGCAAATGCGTGTCCGAAGGGGCTGTAATGCTTGTGCTTCGCCAGATACTTGATCAATTTAAGATCTTTCATTGGCAGCTTCTTCTCTTCTCCGGCATGCACACGAGGTAGCCAATCACTCTTCTTACCAAAGCTAACACGGGCCGCATTCACTACAGATAGGTCACTGCCCATATGGTTGATATAAGTTACATCAATCACTTTTAATTCCTTTTATTCTTTTCAATCCACAAGTGCAGCAGAGCCACATCTTTCTCCAAAATACGTGAGCAACATCGTTGCAATCTTTACAGGT